ATTCAAGTTATACAAGGTGTAGATTTAGCACAAAACAATCAAATTCAAGTTATACAAGGTGTAGATTTAGCACAAAACAATCAAATTCAAGTTATACAAGGTGTAGATTTAGCACAAAATTCTTATATACAGTCCGTTTTTAATACGGCTAACGTAGGTAATACTTTTGTTAATACCGGGGGTACCGTTGGTGGTACTGTAACAATTTCTGGTGGTTTAAATGTTTCAGGTAATGTTAATGTAGCAGGAAGTCTTGTAACATACTCATCCAATAGTGTTAGTGTTCAGGATCCTATTATCTATTTGGCATCCAATAATTCAGCCAACGTAGTTGACCTAGGTATTGTCGGGCACTTCATTGGTGGTCAATATAATAATTATCAACATACTGGTGTAGTTCGTAATCATTTAACTGGCAATTGGACATTTTTCAGTAACGTTTCTACTGAGCCTTCTTCGACCGTTAATTTTGCAGAATCAAATATAAAATATGATGCAATTACTACAGGTGGAATATTTTCACCAACTGCAACAATTAACGGTATTGAATTAGGTAGTTATACCCAAGCATCGTATAATCAGGCAAATGCTATTAGTTCATATGCTAACACTAATATTGGTATTATTCAAGGTGTAGATGTTACACAGAATAGTTGGATAAGTTCTAACTACAATTCTATTTTAGTTACACAAGGTGTTGATGTTACACAAAACTCATGGATATCTGCTAATCAAGTTTATAGTCAAGCTGCATATAATCAAGCAAATGTAACCGCAGGAGGTTTATTAACCGCCAATGCTAATTCAACTTTATTATTTTCTTATGTAAATAGTGCCAATGCTAATATTATTTCATTACAAACATTAGCCAATACTGACTATACAACATTAACATCACCTGCAGGAGTATACGGTAACTCAACAATTGTTCCAGTAATTACTTTAGCGGCCAACGGTCGTGTAATTTCTATTACTAACACAGCAATAACAACAACGGGTGGCGGCGGAGTTACTGCTTCAGGTTACTTAGCAAATTCGATTATTATTGCTAACTCAACAGGGTATTTAAGTAATACAAGTAACTTACAATTCTTCTCGTCAAATAACAATTTATATGTTGCTAATAATATTACTTCAAATGGCGCAAACTTAACATTTACAAGTCCTTTGGCGAATAGTGGTATTGTATTAAATAATCAAGTATTTACACCAGTATACTACAATACATTTAATGGAAGTAGTACATTAAGTTATCCAGCAAATACGACTTTCCAAATAGGAACAAGTGACTTTACAGTTGAAGGTTGGTTTTATCAAACAAGTTCAGGTATTAACCAAAGAGCATGGGGTATGGGTACATATGCTACCTCAGGTAATTTTGAACTTGAAATGCCAGGCAACATTTCAAACTACATTAACGTGCATATTAATGGTAGTTTTACAACATATACAAACCCAAATGGTTTAGTATTAAATGCTTGGAACCACATTGCGGTAGTTCGCATATCAGGAACAGTAACGGTATATTTCAATGGTGTAAGTATTGGTTCAGCCACACAAAACGGTGGTATTACCAGTGCCTCAGCATTTTATATTGGTGGTGATGGTGGTGACACAGCATATACCGGAAGTATTTCAAACTTTAGAATTATTAAAGGTACTGGAATATACACATCAAACTTTATACCACCTAAAGGAAATTTAACTGCTGTTGCCGGAACATTAGCTTTAACTTGTCAGAACGCTACAATTGTTGATAATAGTCCATATGCTTGGACTTTAACAAATAATAGTGGGGTAACAGTATCATCTGCAATTACTAGTTTTTCAGGATACTCAGGAACATATCTAACATGGACATATGATGGTGTAGGTAATTGGGTATCAAGTGGTGGCGTTAATACATTAGGTACTATTACAAGTGTTGGTTCAGTTAATATACAATCAACTATAGCTTCAACATCAAACACCACTGGTGCCTTGACTGTTGCTGGTGGTGTAGGGATTAAAGGTAGTCTTTATGTTGGTGGTTCATTGGTTGTTCTTGGTAATACTACAATTGAAAACGTAAATATTACAAATATTTCTGTAAACACAACAGAGAGTATTGTAACAACCGGTTATGTAAATGCAAATTCACTATATGCGACAACATCAACCGGTGCAATTTATACTGATAATTTACGATATGCAGCTAACGGTACTCCTTGGTCATTAGGTTCTGGTGGTGGAGGTATTACTGCTTCAGGATATCTTGCTAACTCTGTTATTGTGGCCAACTCAACAGGTTATCTTTCTAACACATCAAATTTATTATTTTATTCTTCAAACAATACACTTATTGTTGCAAATGCTATATCAGTAGGCACATCAGGAAATACTGTATCAAATAGTATCTATGTTTCTGGTCGTGTTGGTTTTGCAAACAATAAAATTTCAGTAGTCTATCAGGTATACAACCCACTAACAAATTCTCTTGACACAATTTTTGGATAATGAATGGCAAATACAGTATCCCGATTACTTTCTAATGGAACATATCAAGCATTAACAATGTTTGATGAAGTGAGCCTGAGCTCAGGAAGTATCTTATTTAATGGAAGTTCAAACTATTTAACAATACCAAACAATACCTTTCTACAATTAGGAACATCAGATTTTACCGTAGAGTTTTTGGCTATCATAAAAAATACAGGTATGAGAGTATTTGCTTTAGGACAATATGGCACTGCCGGCAACTTTCAAATGGAAGTTAGTAGTTCTACCCAATTTAACATACATATTAATGGTTCTTATACTAGTTACAACACATCAAAATCTTTTGTAGACGGAAACTGGCACCATTTTGCAATTTGTAGAAAGTCTGGAGTTGTTAGTACTTTTTTGGACGGAGTTTCATCAGGTACAGCAACTCAATCCGGTGCCATCAATAATGCAAACACATTATATATTGCTGCGGCAGTTCAGGGAAGTTTAGGCTCATATTTTAGTGGTTACATTTCAAATATGCGATGGGTTAGTGGTGTTGCATTATATACATCTAATTTTATTCCTAGTTCAGGTCCACTAACACCACTAACAACACCTCCAGCAAATACAGTATTATTATTAACTGCAAATCCACAAAACCCATTTGGTGATTCTAGTGGTATTAATACAGTAACACCAAATAATTCTCCAGTATTTAATACAATTGGACCATTTTATTATCCAGGAAATACCTCGTTATATCTTGCAAACACTAATAATACTCCTAACATAGGAAGTAACACAAATATTGTTAGTAGTATAACAAGTAGTGGTGTTGTAATGGTAACAAACGGATTTGATGAAGTTACTAATCAACAAATTCTTATTCCGGGTAGTTTATATTTTAATGGCTCAAATACTACACTAACGCCATCAAATAGTTCTATTTTTGGTTTTAGTACAAATGATTATACCGTTGAATTTTGGATGTATCCTTATACAACACCGGCTTCTAATATGTATGAAGGTCGTGGTTCTGGAGGTACTGGAAATCAAGTACATCTTGCTTTCAATGGTTCTAATCAAGTTGCTTTAGGTTATGCTGGTTCAGATAGTCAAATTGTAACAGCAAACACTATAACAACAAATACTTGGTATCATGTTGCTGCAACAAGACAAGGAACAAACGTAAAACTTTTTATTAATGGTTCAATTCAAGGAACAGCAACAGATTCAACCAATTTAAGTGCTGCGGCTCCTTTGATTGGTGCATATAGAACAAGTGGAACTACATATAACTTCAATGGTTTAATGACAAATATTCGTGTGGTGAATGGTACTGCAATGTATACGGCAAACTTTGCGCCACCAACAACATCAATAGTACCAACAGCAAACACAGTATTGTTATTAGACGCATACACACAACAACCTTTTGTGGATTCCAGTAGTTATAATTTAACATTTACAAATACTGGAGTGACATCAAGTACATCAACACCAATAGTTGTAAATCCTTTATTAAGTATTTCTAATACAGGCACAATGCTTGTTAACGGACAGTTTGCTGAAGTAAATCCTGCTTTAGGTAGCTTGCAGTTTAATGGAACTAACGGTTACTTAACTATCCCCTATTCAACTACAAACTTTGATTGGTACACATCAGGAGTAAATTATACAATTGAGTGCTGGATTTATCCAACAACATATACTGGTTGGACTTCATCCGGATTAGTAGGTCCTACTACTGTTGGTAATATGAATAGGTCTAATATTAATTACTGGTCATTTGGAATTTATAATAGTTCAGGACAAGTTGCTTTTTATTATTACAATGGCACAAACATTGCAGTAACATCTTCAACAAACGCCCCACTTAATCAATGGTCACATATTGCTATGACAAAAACAAATAGTGGAATTACCGTATTTGTCAACGGAATTGCTGGAACAACAACAGCGATTAGTGGAACACCACAATCTAGTGCTACATATCCACTTCAAATTGGTGCTTATTATAACGCCTATCAAACAGGTAACATTTCTAATTTGAGAATTTTAAAAGGTACTGCATTATATTCAGGCAATTTTACACCACCAACTTCTCCATTAACCGCTATAGCAAATACTGTTTTATTATTAAACACATCTTATTACCAAAATCCTTTTTCAGATTCAAGCAGTAATAATTACACAATTACAATCAATGGTGGTGTAACATCAAATACAATAAATCCTTTCGGTCTTTAATTAAACGAATAAATAAAACACTATGGCAAAATTATTATCAAACACAAGAGTTTATGGAACAGCAAGTATCGACACATCGTTAACTGTTGGTGTCGTTAATCCTGTTGCATCTACTAGTAACACTACAGGCTCTCTAGTGGTTGGTGGAGGCGTTGGTATTTCGGGTAACTTAGTTGTTTCTGGAACGTTAACCACAAATACAACGTCTTTAATTATGTGTGCTGGATTACCATCAAATAATACTGTACCATCAGGAGTTAATACAGTTGTACCTTTAGTTTCTCAATATGACCCAAATGGTTGGTGGAAAACAACAAGTAATACTGCTATTCCTGGTGTTGCTGGTTGGTACCATGTTTCTGCTCAGGTTTGGTGGAATAGTAGTAATAATAATACAGGACAAATAAATTCACAAGTTCAAAAAAATGCTAGTACTGCATCAATCAACCAAGCCAATAATGTCAATATAACAACAACCACAGGATTAACAACAACACATTCAACTTTAGTTTATTGTAATGGTTCGACTGATGCCATAGGATTAACGGCATATACTAATGCAACAGGACAACAAATAGTACCAGGTACAATAACGAATGGTTTAAGTTCCGGAACATTCTTACAAATATACTTTGTAAGGTGATATAGACAAGTTATAAATACCTCCATATTAGGAGGATTTCATGGCAACAATTACATCCAGACAAGATTTCACAACATACTGCCTACGTAGGTTAGGCTTTCCTGTTATCGAAATTAACGTGGATCCTGACCAAGTTCAAGACCGTATTGATGACGCACTTCAATATTGGCAAGATTATCACTTTGATGGACTTCAAAAAGTCTATTGGATTCATTATATAACACAAGACGATATTAATAACCAATATTTGGATGCTACAAAAGCGTTAGACCAAGATGGTAATGCTATTGAACTTGCCGGTATTACTCGTATATTTCCACTTTCAGATTCACAAGCAACGATTAATATGTTTGACCTGCGTTATCAATTACGTTTAAATGAGTTATACGACTTCACCTCCGCATCATACATCAATTATAATCTAACACAGCAACACTTACGTTCACTAGAAATTCAATTCACTGGTGAAGTTCCTATTCGATTCCAAAGACATATGCAAAGATTGTATATTGATTGGGCATGGGGCAACTATGAAGCGCCGGTTGGCCAAGTGGTAGTATCAGAAGCTTATGCTCTGATTAATCCAGACACCTACAATTTGGTATGGAATGACCGTTGGTTAAAAGAATATGCTTCTGCTTTAATTAAAAGAAGTTGGGGTAATAACCTTTCTAAGTTTGCCGGTTTACAATTACCAGGTGGAGTTACTTTAGATGGTAAAACAATTCAAAAAGAAGCTACCGATGAAATTGAAAGATTAGAAAAAGAGATGGAAATGAATTACGGAAGTCCTTTGGAGTGGTTTATGAATTAATCTAGTGGCGCTCAAATGTCCTTGTTGTATAAATAAGATATAATAAGGAGATAATATGAAAGTTTATTGTATAGAAAATAAATTGGATGGTAAAAAATATGTTGGTGTAACTAGAGGAGAAATTGAAAGAAGGTTTAAACAACATAAAACTATTACTAAAACAAAAAATAGTTCAAATAAAAGTCATATACACAATGCAATGGCTTTATATGGCGTAGAAAATTTTATAGTGTATGAATTGGATCGTGCAGAAACTAAAGAAGAATTATTTGAAAAAGAAAAAGAATGGATTAAAAAATTAGATTCTAAAAATAATGGTTACAATGAAACAGATGGTGGTGAAGGTACTTTTGGATGGAAACCAACAGAAGAACAACGAAAAGAAAATAGTAAAAGATTAAAAGAATACTATTTAAATAATCCAGATTCCAAAAAACATTTGGCAAATAAAACAAAAGAATTTTGGAATAATTTAACTGAAGAAGAAAAAGATAAAAGAAAAAAACAATTCTTAGAAATAAGAGAGTTAGGATACAAAACAGCATCAAAAGGTAAAACTTGGACTTTATCCGAAGAATCTAAAAAAAATGTTGCTGATGCTAAGAGTGTTAATTGGTTAATAACTTTTCCAAACGGTAAAAAAGAAATTATAAAAAATATGAACAAATTTTGTAGAGAACATAATTTAGACCAAGGTGCAATGTCTAATGTTGCCAAAGGAAAAAAGAATCATCATAAAGGCCATTTGTGCCAAAAGTTAGGACATTAACATGGCAGTTAGCCAATATTTTAATAATTACAACAGCTTAGCTGAACAAAGAGTTATTGAAGATTTAATTGTGGAATCCATAAAAATTCAAGGATTCGATGCCTACTATCTTCCTAATAATAACAATCAAGCCAGAGACCTTCTCTATGGTGAAGATCCTGTTCGTAAATTTGAATCGGCTTTTCAGTTGGAATTATACCTTTCTAGTTCAATGGAATACGAAGGTGAAAAAGAATTCTTTTCTAAATTTGGTTTAGAAATTAAAAATAATGTAAAAGTTATTGTATCCAAGAGAACTTTCACCCAAAGAATACCTAATAATGCCAATTTAACTAGGCCTAATGAAGGTGATTTAATTTATATTCCTTTCTTAAATGGTACAGGTGAGTTGTTTGAAATTAAATTCACTAATCAAACTAAAGATTTCTTTATGTTGGGAAGAAAAGTTCCTTATTTCTATGAGTTGGAAATGGAGAAATTCAAATACTCACAAGAAGTTATTGCTACTGGAATTTCTGATATTGACACAGTTGTTACAGATTCAGCATACACATTACATTTAAATACTGGCGCAGGTAATCATATTAATTACAATATACAAGAAGTTGCATATCAATCGGCAGATGGAACTCAAGCTAATGCTACAACCATTGCCGTGGTACAATCTTGGATACCATCATCTAATACTCTATCGGTTACCAATATTGCTGGTGAATTTGTTGATGGTCAAATAATTTATGGTGCAACAAGTAATGCTCAATATGTATTATCTACATTTGACCCATTGAATTCTCCAGCAAATAAAGAAAACTATGATAACGAACTCATTTTAAATAATGCAGCTGCTATAACAAATACTTCTGAAACAAATACTTTTGGTAAAATATAATGGCCAATATATTCTATAATCGTATTATTCGTAAACTTACTGTAGGTTTTGGTAATTTATTTGATAATATTACATTGGTTCGTTATAATCCAGACGAAACTGAAGCTGAAAGATTTATCGTTCCTATTGCCTATGCAGCAAAAGAATTATATGTTCAACGTATTGAAGGTGATGCAAACTTAGATAAAAAAGTTCAAATGACTTTACCTCGTATGTCATTTGAAATGGTAGGTTTAAATTACGATGCCACAAGAAAACAAAACACCAATTTTAAAACATTTAATCAAACAAGTTCTGGTGTTCTTGCTCAATATAATCCTGTACCTTATAATTTTGATTTTAATTTATACATTTATGTAAGAAATATTGAAGATGGTTCACAAATTATTGAACATATATTACCTTATTTTACACCAGATTATACAATTAAACTCAATTTAATTCCTGAAATGGGTATTGTAAAAGAAATACCTGTTGTATTAAATAATACAAGTCATGAAATAACTTATGAAGGAACTAGAGATTCTGACCCTCGTATGATTATTTGGACATTAAATTTTACTGTCAAAGGTTATGTATTTGGTCCTACATCTTCTGCTGGATTAATTAAAACTTCTATTACAAATATTCTCAACGATATTACTGATAGTCAATCTGTAATTTTTAACGTAGCGAATACAGGTATTGGAACATATAAAACAGGTGAAATTGTGTATCAAGGTTATTCACTTAACTCGGCCACAGCAACAGCAAAAGTGGTTGTATTTAATCCTAGTAATAATCAAATTACTCTGACAAATGTTAATGGCAATTTTGTATCTAATCAACCTATTATTGGTTCAATTACTAATTCAAATTATGCTTTCACTTCTTATAGTGTATCTTCTATCGATTATTCACAAATAATTGTTGTGCCAAACCCACCCACATCAAACTCCAATGGTCATTATACATATACAACCACTATAACAGAAACACCAAATATAGCAAATACATACCCGAAAGTTTAATATGAGCAATATTGATAAATCATTAAGTAACATCTTTGATGTGAATCCAATTGGTGAACCAGAACCAAAAAAAGAAACTTTACCAACACACTACAATAAATCTGACATTGAAGAAGATTTAAATGATGCTTACCAACAATCAAAAGAAAATCTTCAGAGTATTTTAGACCAAGGCAAAGAAGCCATGGAAGAAATATTAAATATAGCTAAGATAGGTCAACATCCAAGAGCATTTGAAGTTTATGGTACTATATTAAAAAATATGGTAGATGCCAATAAAGAACTTTTAAATATTCAGAAACAAATGCGTGAAATGGATAAGAAAAAAGAAGTTAATAACACAAATATAGATAAAGCAATATTTGTTGGTTCTACAAATGAACTGGCTGCCTTTTTGAAAAATCAAGGAAAAGAAAAATGAAATTGTGGGTGAATGTTTGTTTTTATTATATGCCTGAAAGATGCGAAAACTTTAAAAGAATTATCAAAAGCCTTCAAAGTATTACCACAGAAAAAACAAAAATTATTGTTAATTCAAATACCAATTTTGATGAGAGTTTAAGAATTGATGTATCATTATTGAATGACCCATACCATTTAACATGGGAACATAAAAAATATATGCCAGCATTTTTAGATTCCGATTATACACATTATGTTTACATGGAAGGTAATGTTGAAGTAACTGAAAAAAATTTAGTTTATTGGGAACAAACTAGGAGTTTATTTTTAAGAAATAATTTAAACTTTGTGCCTGGGTTACACAGAACAGAAAATGATACAGAAGGCAATGTATTTTCTTTAGATTGTACAAGACATCCAACAAATAGACCAGTAATTTCTGTTGAAGGTAAAAAATTTATTTCATTAGGTGAACCATATCAAGGTATGTTTATTATGGATAGAAACTTAGTACAAGAACATATTAATTCGGATTATTTTCATTTGGGTCAAAAAGGTTGGTATGGTATTAGAGAATCGGCTAATTTAGGTAGTACCTATGTTAATGTGCCTCAAGGTTTTGAACATAAAGTTTTAATACCTGTAGATAATTTTTCAGATTCTTGGATACCTCACCTAACTAATAATTATGTTACAAATCCAAATTCACCACACTCAAAAATAAAGATAGAAACATTATTAAATGGCTACTAAAGAATCGTACCGTGATAATCCCCTACTCAAAAGAGTAGGCGTTCAGGTTAATTACACCAAAGAACAACTTGATGAATATATCAAGTGTCGGCAGGATCCTATCTATTTTGCCAAATACATCAAAATTATCACTTTAGATGATGGTATTGTTCCTTTTGAGATGTATGATTTTCAAGAGGATATGATTAAAAAGTTTCATGATAACCGTTTTGTCATCGTAAAATGTCCCCGTCAGGTTGGTAAAACTACTACAGCTATTGCTTATTTACTTTGGACCGTACTCTTTCAAGATTCTCAAACCATCGCAGTTTTGGCCAACCGTGGCGACACTGCTCGTAAGATTCTTAGTAAGTTACAGTTAGCGTATGAGAATCTTCCTATGTGGCTCCAACAAGGTGTGGTCGAATGGAATAAGGGTCGTATTGAATTAGAAAATCATTCAGTTATTATTGCCGACTCTACATCAAGTTCAGCGGCTCGTTCTGGTTCTTTTAACATTGTATTCTTAGACGAGTTTGCTTTCGTACCATCCAATATTGCTTATGACTTCTTTACCTCAGTTTATCCTGTGATTACTGCTGGTACTAAAACAAAGATTTTGATTGTATCTACACCAAATGGTATGAATTTATTCTACAAAATTTGGCAAGATGCGGTTAACAAAAGAAATAATTATGTTCCATTTGAGATTCATTGGTCACAAGTTCCTGGCCGAGATGAAGATTGGAAAGAAGAAACGATACGGAATACTTCTCAAAGACAATTCCAACAAGAATTTGAAACAGAATTTTTAGGTTCTTCAAATACACTTATTTCTGGTTTAAAACTCCAACAATTGGTATATCAAGACCCACTTGCCAATCAT